ACAATCAGGCACTCAAGCAGAGCCTTGATAACAGCAATAAAGTTCTCACCGAGCAGTTTGACGCCCGGACAGACGCAGAACTGGAAAAAGCTAAGTCTGAGTTTAAAGAAGCCTATGAGGGCGGCGACACGGACGCGCTGGTAGAAGCCCAGCAGACGTTGTCCCGGCTCCAAGCCGAGCGGGTAAGTGTCCGGTTTAATCGCCCAGCGCCCCAGCAACAGCAACAGCAGCAGCAGCAGCAACCGCAGCAGCAATTGAATGCACCACTGCCCCAGCAGGACGCCAGAGCGGCCAGTTGGCTCCGTAATAATGCTTGGTTCCACGCGAGTGGAAGCGAAGACATGACGGGGTACGCAGTGGGCTTGCACCAGAAATTAGTACATCAGGGGTTGAACCCGGCCACTGATGAAGAGTACTATACAAAGATTGACCAAGGAATGCGGACAGTATTCCCTGATCGGTTCTCGGAAAGTGACCAAGGTGGTACGGAAGTTAATACTTCTGCTGCGAACAATCCGAGGAAAAAACCACCGGTTGGTGGTCCGTCACGGGGCGGTAAACCCCCGCGCAAAGTGCAGCTAACCGCCACTCAAGTCGCTCTCGCAAAGCGCCTTGGGTTATCGAACAAACAATACGCCGCTCAGGTCGCAAAGGAGCAACTTAATGGCTGAAGATACGCGCACCGCCTCGAAAGGGCGAGAAGAAGAGACACGCGAGACAGAAGAACGGGTGACACACTATTTGCCACCCTCTAATCTGCCCGACCCTACGCCTCAAGACGGATACGAGTTCCGTTGGGTTCGCACAGCAATGCTGGGTGAAGACGACAACAGAAACGTTTCTATGAGGTATCGTGAAGGTTGGGAGCCTTGTTTAGCCGAAGATCATCCCGAATTGATGATCATGTCGGACACCAACACGGCGTTTAAAGACAACGTTGTTATTGGTGGGCTTATGTTGTGTAAGTGTTTGACTGAGCAAATGCAAGCTCGCGCAAACTACTACGCAGGTATGGCCTCGGATCAGGCGGCAAGTGTGGATCAAAACTTTATGCGCGAAAACGATCCAAGGATGCCCCTTCTGGAAACAGAAAGAAACTCCACTGTATCGTTTGGCGCTGGTCGCAAACGCTAAGGCGCGTTTGCATTGGTTCTAACCTAATACAGGAGCAAATAAGATGGCAGCTACAGCAGCCCCTTATGGTTTCGTTCCGGTTAATCGACTTGGCGGCTATGAAAATGGTTCATTCCGTCAACTCAAAGTGACGAACTCTTACGGCACCAGCATATTTTATGGTGATGTCGCGGAACTCGCCGCAACCGGAACTATCGAACTCGACACAGCAACATCCTCTACTCGCCCAATCGGCGTGTTTCAGGGTTGCAGCTTCACGGACCCCAACCTCAACTACAAACTGTTCTCCCAGATGTGGACCGCTTCCACAGTTGCTACGGACATTTTGGCTCACGTTGCGGATGATCCTCGTCAGATATTTCAAGTCCAAGGTGATGCAGCCATCGCCCAGACCGGCCTTGGTAATAACTGCGATATAATCACTTACGCCGCTGGAAACACAAACATTGGCAAATCAATCTTGGCGCTTGACGGCGGCAACATTGCTACAACCAATACACTTCCAATGCGTATTATTGATTTTGTTGATGGCCCTGATAGTTCTGTTGGGGATGATTTCACTGACGTGCTTGTCATGTGGAATGCAGATATTCATCAATATAATTTAGCACTTGGCTCTTAATAAGGAAGGATTTGACTAATGGCTTCAATTTCACGCGCCCAATTGCTCAAGGAACTCCTTCCGGGTCTAAATGCCCTGTTTGGCCTTGAGTACGACAAATACGCTGACGAACACACCGAAATCTACGACCAAGAAAGCTCAGATCGATCTTTTGAGGAGGAGACAAAACTCTCCGGTTTCGGCGCTGCACCTGTGAAGAAAGAGGGCGGAAGCCTTTCTTACGACACGGCGCAGGAGAGCTTCTCTCAGCGTTATGACCACGAGACGATTGCTATGGGTTTCTCCATCACTGAAGAAGCGATGGAAGATAATCTGTACGATAGTCTTTCTTCCCGGTACACCAAAGCTCTGGCTCGCGCCATGAACTACACCAAACAGGTTAAATCCATGGTGCCGTTCAATACGGGCTTTACGGCTACCACAGGTTACCTGTCCGGTGACGGCGACCAGTTGTTCTCGACTTCACATAGTATTGTGAGCGGCGCGAACCTCTCTAACCGTCCTGCAACAGCTACTGACTTGAATGAAACGTCTCTCGAAGACGCTACCATCCAGATCAGCAACTGGACAGACGAACGTGGCCTGAAGATCGCAGCGCAGCCTGTCAAGCTGGTCATCCCGACCAACTTGCAGTTCGTTGCTACTCGTATCCTGAACTCTCAGTTCCGGACGGGTGTGGCTGACAACGATGTCAACGCGATTGTGCATAACAGCACCGTTCGTGATGGCTACTGCGTCAATCACTATCTGACGGATACCAACGCTTGGTTCCTGAAAACTGACGTTCCTAATGGACCGAAGTACTTCAACCGTGTTGCAATGTCTACATCGATGGATGGAGATTTTGATAGCGGTAATGTTCGGTACAAGGCTCGCGAACGCTATAGTTTCGGCGTTTCCGATTACCTCGGACTGTTTGGTAGCCCCGGTTCTGCTTAACCGAAGGCTATAAGCTAATGAAAAGGGGAGCTTCACGGCTCCCCTTTTTTATGTTAAGTGTTGATCTGCGCCTCTAGGGAGAGGCGCAACCTCCCTGTTAAACTCGCCGGACCTTCGGGTCCGGCTCTTTTTACTAGTATTCTCTGACCAATGCTCATACACTGTGTTCTTGCATTTGATGGAGCCGACCTCATGTCGTCTCTGGTTTACATAGGAGAACTATTCAATGCCTACACATTTCACTGGCGGCGTATCAAACGTCACATCCGGTAATCCCCTGTATGAGTTTGGGATGCTCGACCCCACCAAGTATCACGTCTTCTTCGATGATTTCGACACCACTCCGATTGCCGCGCAGTGGACCCTGACAGCTACTTCTGCTGGAGCAGGTACTTCTGCCATCACCGTTCCTGACGCAGACGGTGGCTTGGCTCGTATCACCACGGCAGCTAACGAAAACGACGGTATCTTCGCGGAGTGGATTTCTGAAACCTTTAAGCTGGTTGACGGCAAGAAGGCTTTCCTGAAAACTCGTGTGAGTATTGGCAACGCAATCCAGAGCGACTGGATTGTTGGTCTGCACTCCACAGACACCACACCGCAAGACGCCACCACGCGCTTCCAGTTCGAGAGCGTTGACGGTGCCGCTGCTGTGTACTTCAACAATGACGACGACACCACAGACTCCGATAGCGCGACTCTCGCTACTGTGGCCGATAACACTTTCATCACTTTGGCCGCATATTGGGACGGCGTTTCGTCAATCAAGTGCTACGCCGATGACGTACTGGTCGATACCATGACCAGTATTGATGTCCCCGCCGATGAACTGGCTGTGGGTTTCGGGCTGCTTAATGGCTCCGCTGCTGCTGATACTTCGGACTTCGATTACATCTTCGTTGCGAACGAGCGTTAATCATGCAAACCAACTTAACTATGGTTGGGGGTAAATGGACTGTCGAGGTAGTCGGCGGTCCAGATGAAGAAACGCTGGTGAAAACCTTCAGTGGTCGCGAGGCCGCGACTAATTGGATCAGGATGGTGGGTAACGGTCAATCTGAAGCCCCTGTCCTGAAATCCAAGAAGGCAGCTAAATCTAAACCCAACAAGAAGGCTACCCCTGTAAAGAAGTAGTCTTACTCACATTTGAAGAGGATATAAAGATGTCTAAACCGAAAGCCATCACTCTTACCCCGCAAGCTAATGATGTTGATTACATCTCGACCACCGAAAGCATTACAACCCCTTGGGTTCTCCAGCTTGATGGAGTAACTACGCTCACCCAACCCCAGCACGTTACAATCACCTGCACCTCTAATGAGTCGGCGGCGACATTCACTATTGTAGGTACTGATCGGTACGGCAACGCTCTAACTGAGGCCATCACTGGTCCAAATGCTACTGTCGTTGTAGGAACTAAGAACTTCGCAACAGTTACTTCTATCACAAGTACACATGATGCAACTGGAGTCACAGCGGGTGTTAACGGTACCTGCGAAAGTCAGTGGTATCTTCTTAATTATCGAGGCAACGACTTTAACGTAGGTATGGGTCTGGACATTACCACAGCGGGTGCGGGAACCGCAGGAGTTGAGCATACGTTTAATAATGTCTTAGCACAGGGATTTTTAGAAGATGATGCCACGATATATGCACACGGTACTGTGACTGCTAAGACGGCTAACTTTGATGGCAATTACACCAATCCCCCTGCGGCTATTCGGCTGGCTATCTCGGCCTTTACCAGCGGGAGTATCACGCTTCGCATTGTACAATCTGGTAGTGGGAGCTAATCATGGAACTTTCATGTACATTACAGGATATTAAGAAACTGGCGGCCTAATGAGTATCGGTGGGTCAGACATTTCAGGTGGCTACGGCGGGCTAAGTAGTGCTGGCGGAATCAGCGGAAGCGTGGCTACGATCTATACCGTGGCTACGGGTGGTACGATTACTACCGATGGTAGTTTTAAAGTCCATACTTTCACAGCCAATGGAAACTTTGAAATTACAACTGCTGGTGATGCTGTTGTAGATTACTTGATTGTTGGAGGAGGCGGAGGCGGTGGCGCTATAATGGGCGGTGGAGGTGGCGGCGGTGCAGTCCGTAATAGTTACGCTTCTGAAAACTCAGGTGGTGGTCAGGCTAATGAAACCGGAATAACAGTAACAGTCCAAACTTATTCTGTAGTTGTGGGGGCTGGTGGCGCGGGTGGAGATAACGAAGGTACATCTGCCCAAACAGTGTTGTCTACACCCGGTGTTGCATCGTCGGCTTTGGGGATAACAGCAAGTGGCGGCATGAGCGGTGCTTCATGGTACAGTAAAGCGGGACAGGGAAGTGGTGGCTCTAGTGGCGGAGGTGCTTACAATACAACAAGAGCGGCGCGAACATCCGGTATTTCTGGCTACGATGGCGGAGATACCACTTATTTTGGTGGAGGTGGCGGTGGCGGTGCTAGTGCAGTTGGTACTGATTATGTAAGCCTCTATATAGCAGGTAGTGGTGGTGCTGGTCTTACATCAGCTATTTCAGGTTCTCCTGTTCCTACTGTCTACGCTGGCGGCGGTGGCGGAGGGAACTTTGCTTCCGGCAGTGGAGTTGTTGCGAGTGGTGGTGTTGGCGGCGGCGGTAACGGTGGTATTAACCAAACAGATAATGCAACTGCCGGAACTGTCAACACAGGCGGCGGCGGTGGAGGTGGACCATATACGTCTGGTACTGGAAAAGCGGGTGGTTCTGGCATAGTTATTATCCGTTATCAATTCCAAGCTTAAATAAGGATGATATAAATGGCTCATTTTGCAGAATTAGATAGCAATAATATCGTGCTTCGTGTTTGTGTAATTGACGATGCCCATGAGGCTGACGGTGAGAATTGGTGCGCCAACTTCTCTGGCGGTACTTGGAAACAAACATCTTATAACAACAATATGCGTAAGCGATACGCTGGCGAAGGAATGTTTTACGATAGTGATAAAGACAAATTTATATCGCCTCAGCCATATGCTAGTTGGGCGTTAGATTCTAATGACGATTGGCAAGCTCCTACTGCTTTGCCAGAAGACGGTCTGTGGGATTGGGATGAAAATACATTAAGCTGGGTAGAACTAGAACAACCAGAAATTCCCTAAACATAAGGTGTCTAATGCAATTAGCTAAAATGACTTCCGGCACATCGGCTCCAAGTGGAGACAAGCTAATGTCGCGGATTGTGATTATTGATGTTATTTGGAAATTCTGATGAAAAAGAAACGTAATTACAAAGCTGAATATCAGGACTACCATAAGAAGCATCTGAAGGATAACAATGCCCGACACCGCGCCCGTTACGATGCCGAGAAGGTTGGCAAGGTACGAGTTGGTGATGGCAAGGATATCGACCATAAGGACAACAACCCACGTAACAATTCGTCGGGCAATACTCGTGTGATGTCTAAGGCGGGTAACTTGGCTCGGAAAAGAAGGAAGATAGGCTGATGAAAAAGAGCAATACGCCCCTAGAAGTGAAGGTGTCAGACCGCAAGACTGGAAAATCTGACTTCACTAAACAAGTGGATATTAACAGCAACAACCGCTTAAGCGCTTCCGCAGAAGAGAGTGCTAAGGATATGAGCGCGAGGGAGTTGGATCACGCTACAAGCCGCGCGTCCAAGGATGGCATCGATAGGGCTTTTAAGTCCGGATATAAGTCAGAACAGCTACGCAGAGGGAAAGCGAGAAAGTAAATGGCAGCACCCACAACCAGCGGCACAGTAGATTTCAAGCTCGATATCCTTCAGATATGCGAGGAGGCGTATGAGCGCGCAGGTGCTGAGATGCGGACAGGCTATGAGCTTCGCTCTGCGCGGCGTAGCCTGAACATCATGCTGCTCGACTGGGTAAACCGTGGGCTGAACCTCTGGACCGTCACAGAAGCCACTCTAACCATGGTTGCGGGGACTAAGACGTATACATTGGCCGACGACTGCATAGATGTGCTTGAGGCCGTGGTCAGGGACGGCACAGGAGCCACACAGGTTGATTATAACCTTACCCGCCTGTCAGTCTCGACATACGCCCAGACCTCTAATAAGAACACAGAAAGCCGCCCCACGAGCTATTACGTGGACAGGCAGACCCGCGCCTCGGTGACGGTCTATCCTGAGATCAACGACAGCACTTTGACCTTTGTTTATTGGTACGTGCGGCGTATTGAAGATTTAGGTGCGGCGAACACGAACAACGCAGACATGCCAGAACGGTTTATCCCGGCGCTGATCGCTGGATTGGCTTTTAATATCGCTCTTAAACGCCCCGAACTGGAACAACGCATCCCTATACTAAAAGCCCTTTACGAAGAGGCTTACGAGTTAGCCGCATCAGAAGATCGCACGAAAGCGTCTCTGGTGTTCACGCCTCTACAAGACTTTATTGATGTGGACTTGGCCTGATGGGTAGCCCGGAATTTGCATCAGGCAAACATGCCTTTGGCTTTTGTGACCGATGCGGGTTCCGCTACGACCTTAGCTCTCTTAAGTGGGAGTTTGAGGATAAAAAGAACAACGGACTTCGTGTCTGTGAGCCTTGTTTAGACCCAGACCACCCACAGCTTCAGTTGGGACGTTTCCGGGTTTATGATCCGCAAACATTGCGCGATCCGCGCCCTGACAACTCGCGGGTTGACAGTGTTTCACTATTTGGTTGGAAACCAGTGGGCGCAGCGGCTAGTCTGGAGATGACTATAAGTATTGGTTCGGTAACTGTTACAACAAGCTAGGAGATAGTTATGCCTATTAAGATCGTACCGAAAGAACATGATGATAAGAAGAAATCGAAGAAAGGCTACGCTGCTGGCGGTCAAGTCAAGCAACGCCGAGGCTTAAAGAACGGCGGCTTGGTTAAAACCAACCAA